TCCCCCTCCTTCCGCAAATTAAAAGCGTAACATTTTGTATAATACAGCGTTACGCTTTTAACATTTTAAATATGCACAATATTTGCACAAGATATTATAATCCTATTTACTCTTTCTCTTCCAAAGTTACATCAATTCCTACAATCTCACAGTATTTAAGGAAGTTTTTCAAGTTGACATTCTTCCCACTTTCAATGGCATTGACAGTCCCAAAGTTCATACCCTGTTTCCAGATATTATATTGGGACAGCCCCTTTTCTTCGCGAATCTTACGCACTTGTTTCGATAATTCTTCTATTGTCATACTCCTATTAATTCCTTCTTTATCGCTTCTAAAAATGCGATAGATGTTAATACCGTATTCCTATAATTATAATCACTACCGGCTGCAATCGCATTCTTACGACCGTCTAAAATCAGCGTATCAATGAATAACACCATTTGCCGAACCGTAATATTTCCGATGTCTGCCGAGAATGTCGATAGCGATGTATAATACTTCATAGCCTGTTTTAAAAGGCCCCGTATTTTAGTCTTATCAGGATTTTTACCTGTAATACGCTTAATGCTGATTTTTGCGGAGAGATTCGACCCCGACAATCCGGGCTCTATACGGTAATCCTCTCCGACTTCCTCGATAATGCCGTCGATATACTCGACTTTGGCTATAAAGCCATTGTCTATGTCCGAACAGTATATGAAGTCGACTTCTCCGAACTTGTGCGCCCGGTTATGGTCTACAATGAATAGCGGAAATTCCCTTTTCATTCTTCGTCCTCCTCGTCGTCATCGACTTTAACAAGATGTTCAAGATCTTCGCTTATATACCCTTTATACTCCCTTATGGCTTCCAATTCCGAGTCGCTGAGGTCGTCTATATCCTCTATCTCGATAGTATAATATCTGTCATAATCACCATCGAAGTCTATCTCTCCTGTTCTTCCGTTCTCGTCGTCCTCACTAACGACAGTGCCCACTTCGTCTGCAATATAGGGCTTGCAGAACCTCCCATGCTCGTCCCTGTCTTTCGTAAACAAGAGATCTGACAACATGCTACACACATCTGAGAATGTTTTTTCTCCGACAAATTCAATATGACCGGGGTTAAAGAATCTGCCACCTCGGCAAACATGAAATGATAATACCATTGTTCTTTTTGTTTCCATATATAAGTAATTTTTATTTATAATCATCTGGCCCATACAGGGGTATAACAATCTTCAAGATTTATGTTATTCTCGATCGCCGCACAGGCAAGTATCCATGCTTGCTTACTCGACATGTTGGCAATCTTGAAACTCGGATAGGTGCATTTTTCATCGATAGTCTTTGCAACGTTGGAGGCAAAAACATTCAGGTTTATTATTCGTGATAAAAACTGATAGAACGGGTTGAAATGCAACTCATACGAATTGTTATTATTCCATCTTTCATAGCTAGCAATCTGTTGAAGTCTGTTGGATAATTCCTGAGCTTCTTTGTATTGTTCTGTACCTTTCTGTAACATGACTCTATGTTAATTGGTTACTGTTTGTTTTTGATTACATGGCAAAGATACTCCATTTTATTGTATATACAAAATATTGAAGTATAAATGTTTTGTGATTTATCAATATTTAACAAAACGAATGATGTGGAAAATTTTCCGCAAAAATGATTGATATAGAATTAAACACGAATGCCGGAGCTTCTCACCCCGGCATTTCCCTGTTCATCATTTGCATTTCCGAATATTCCTTTGAAATTTTCGCCTCATTCTCCTATTCAAGAGACCGTTATCGGCAAACCGATTCAAGGTATCCTTCTCTTCCGGCGAAAGCAGGTTATAAACCTCCTTCCTCGACTTGCCGGAACAGATGGCTTGTATGATTTTAGCTATCTCCATGTATTTCCCGAATTAATTTATTTCTGCAACACTCACATAGGAACTTCTTCGCCACGGGGAACATCTTCTGCCCGATATATCCCCGAAGGTACTGTTCTTCCTCCCCGTAAGGGTCAATGCCGAACGTCCGGGATATATGCCTGCACAAATGCCCTTTTTCATGGTCCAAAGAGTTTTGGAACTGTTCGGGGCTCGTCGTCATGGCAATTACCATCACCGTCCGTCGATGCTCGAAATTGGAATAGGTAAGTCCTGTATTCAAGTTACCGGACGACAAACTTCTGAAAGCATTTTCCAGATTACTCCCCGTACAACCGATCCTTTCCAGCTCCCGGAGTATGGTGTTTGTCCAATAGGTGGTAACTGCGTAAAAAACCCTTACGTGCCAGTCGTATTTCGCTATGTAGAAATCCTGAACAATCATGTTTTATAACATATCTTCCCACATGATCGGAGTACCCGAACCTATACAGTCGGCATAGAAACGAGTAAAGGGTAACCCGTCGTAACCGTCAGGGTCGTCGATATAGTCCTTTACAAACAGAGCCAAATGGGTATCGTCGGGAATCGATGATTTCAAATAGTCGGCCTTCCCCATATTGGCGACAAATACATGGTCGTACCCTTTGGCCTTTTCCAACTTCACGCCCGCCTGTGTCAAGATGACCTCCACATCTTCTTTCGAAAGGGCTTTTATCTCCTCTTTCTTTCCGGTGGCCTTGTTTTCGGCCTTCATTCTGGAAACCGCCCACTCGCACATGTTCTTGGAGAAGTGCCAGCCGTATCGGGAAAGGTACTCCGTCATGCCGGAGGGGAAAATATCATAAATATCTAATCGTTGGTTCATAACACTGCTTTTTTATGTTTTTGAAAAGAGAGGGGATTTCTCCCCTCCCGATTAATAGAACTCGCCGTTGGCACGTCTGCGTCTGCGTTCCCCCATTTCGTCATAGTACGAAGGAGGATAACCGGGAGCATAACGGTTGTTCATTCCACTGGAAGAACCTCCGCCATAATTCCCGCCGCCGTAACTGCCGCCATTATTGCCACGGAAGCCCATATCGCCGCCCTGCATTTCCCGCATGGCAGCTTCATAGCCTTTCTTGTAGCCGTGCTCGCAACCTTCCTTGTAGGCCATTTCGAGCTCTCTACCGCCGCGTTCATTGAATCCTTCATATCCACGGCCTTCTTCTAATATTGACCACATTCCCATATTACTTTTTATTTTTAGAAGTTTCAGAAACACTGAGCTGTTCCATCAGTTTTTTGTTCATGGCCATTAGGTCGGCCATGCTTCTGCTCATTTCGGACATCTGCCCTTTGAGGGTGGCAATCTCCTGCTCCTGCCTTTGCTTCTCCGCAAATTCGGGATTCAAAATTGTCAATATCTTGTCGCACCCGGCAATCACGTTCTCGTGGTAATTACGCCGGTTCAGTTCGTCCAAGCTCTTTTGCCGGATAGCCGACACTTCCGAGTTCATGGCCTCTCTGGAACAAGATATGACTATGTTGCCGTTTTGCCCGAAGTCAGCGATGTCCGCCCCTGCCGGCAAGTTCTGGAACGTCGTGTTCTGCCCGTTCACGCAGACCACCACGTCCACCACCATTTCCATCTGGGGTATCTGCCCGATAGGTGTCGGCATGGGGTACTTGGGCTTCGCAGCCGAAACGCTGACGACGGAGCCTATATCCACTAAGGGATTTTCGTCATTATGAAGGATAAATAACTGGTTGTTTGCTCGAAGATTCTGAAACATAGTTTTTTGATTTAATGGGACTGCCCGATAAAAGGCAGCCCCGTGTTAATTATTTGCTTTTGGCAGCGACGTTGGTTGCCGCCGTCGCCGTAGTAGGTCTGTACCCACCGTTGACAAGGTACACTTCGTTGGTGTACTTGTTGTAATGGATTTCATAGATCCCCGTACCGGCGATATTCTCTACCGTCACCGGCTCATTGTTGTAAGCCAGCAGAGGTCTCGTGTCCCCGTTCGTCCCGATGAGAATGGGAAGCGTTGCGGTCGTTCCGGCGGGTATCGCCTGACGGAGATTGATATAGAATCCTCCCACATAGTCCCTGTTACGGAACGCATGGTTTGGAAGTTCCAAAGTCACGTTCTCCGTGCCGACCGTCACCGCCACCGTGGGCAGCGTGTTGAAATTCGCCCTGCCCAGCGTCGGGAACGGAAAGGGAAACCCTGTAAAAAAGTTAGGCCACATATATACCTCCTTTCTTACTGGAATTAACCCCAGTAGTTGTTGCAACCGCATCCGTAACCGCTACGCCCGTATGCGACATCGCCCGCATAAGCTCCATAAGCGGCAGCCCGGTACAAGTCCGTGTTTACAGCCTGAATGTTCGGATATACCACGGGAACGGTATTGGGCAATTTACACTTGATGCCGTCCACATCGCTTTGGAGAGCCTGCAAACCGGCAGCGAGGGGAGCAATCTGTTGCCCTACCGCATTGAGAATGGTCGCATTCTGGTTCCGTTGGGAGATTTCAGCCGCCAAAGTAGCCTTCTCTGCCGTCAAAGCGGTGATCTTGTCCTGTAAAGCCTGAGTTTGGATAGAATCCAGCTTCGCCAAAATGGCACGAGTGTTCTCATTGCCGCTGTCCACGAGGGAGTGGGTTTGTTCCGAGGTGGCGATACGGGTTTCATATCCTTGTCTCTCGATTGCATTTTGCGTCTTGCAGCAGCAATCTGCGATTTGGGTAGCCAGCGTACAATTACCCGATTGAATGCTGTTGATGATCTGTTGTGCGGACATGCCCACTTGGTTGCCGACACCCTGAATCAAGCCCTGAATGTTGCACAAGGCGGATTGTAACTGTTGGGTAGAGCAGTTCAAGGACGAGGCGAGTTGGTTGATGGCATTACCGTTCCCTTGAATGGCCGACATCAGGTATTCACGTCCGACATCGCCGTTCAACTCGGCAGGAAGCCCGCCCCGGTTGCCAAAACCTCCGAATCCGTTACCGCCCCAGCAGAACCACAGCAGGATAATCCAAATCCACCACATGCCTCCGCCCCAAGCGTCCTGATTGTTCCTTCCCTGATTGAGAAGGGCCAAGAGTCCGGGATCGACCCCTTTACCACCCATCAGGTTGGGCAATAAAGCCATGATGTCGAACTTGCTTCCGCCACCATTGGGCTCTTGATTGAAAACATACGTTCTTTCCATATAGATATAATTGATGGTTACGTCCAATATCGGCCGCATACAAACGTATGGCTATTGCCGTTGCTATCCTCGGATTTCGGTGGCTATCCTGTTGCTGACCCGTTGATTTGTCGTTGTCAGAATAAAACTTCCCGAACACCGCTGTTTCAGGCTGTTTTTCAATTTGTTCACTCCCTGTCTGGTCATGGAAAGATAAGCGGCGGTGTTCTCCTCGGAGAAGCCGAGCGATACCAACGCACAGATGAGCAGGCAACGTGCGTCGACCGCATTTTTGTTCGCCCCGTTAATCAATTCGCCGTAACACAGCTCACATTCCTCGCAAACGATTTGCAAGACGTGTTCAAAGATTTCATTGGTTTTCATATCTCTTGCTTTTTAAATATTTGTTAAATTATAGATTGTTGACACAATAAAAAACATCACGTTCCTGTTTAAAGGCTGTGAAAGCCTCGTAACATTCCCCGTGATGTTGTCTCTTGTTAGTTTTGGAAGAGCAGCAAGAGATTGAGGCTTTCCTTTATACTCCGAAGCCTCGGAAGGAGTCGTAAATCAAATTATATCAAGAAACCCAGTCCTTTCAATTTTGTTATCCATTTCACGATGTAAGGGACAAGCAGCAAGACAATGCCACCGAGAGCCCACCAGCACCATCGGGGAGTCTTGTACTTTACTACCTCGACGGGGTAGGGTACTTGTATGCTGTCCGTCTTGGATATATACAGCGTATCGATTCTGTCCTTGAACCTGTATATGTACTTGTATTGGAACTCCCGTATCGTGTCTCCCGATTTCTCGATGAAAACACTGTCCCGCATGTATATGGAATCGAGCTGCACCCGATTCATATACACCGTGTCGCTCTTTGTCGTCTCCACCGGAACATACACATGTCTGGTACAACTCGTCGCAGCCAAGCCGGCCAAAAACAACAATAGGAATACGGTATGTCTCATAAGCTCAGTATTTGTTTCCGGTTCTTCGATGACGACACATAAGACACGTGCACCCAACTGTAATTGCTCTCATTCAAAAGCTGGTCGAAGGGAAGGTTATCCCGTATAAGCTCGAACAGCTTCTTGTTCTCCTCCTTGTTCCCTGCCGTTATATCCGCCGCATTACCCCTTATGTGCTGGCTCGTTTTCGCACCACCCACGGCGGCATTGAGTTTGGGACAACGATAGCCCGAATTGACGGTTATCGCCTTTCCGTACATCTCCCGCAAAGGGTCTAAAACATGAGTGACAAGGTTCGACAACTGGGCCGACGCTTCGGTCGTCGGGGTATTGTCTATACCCAGTTTATCGGCCGTCGAGCTCTTTGTGAGTTCTTTCATCGTGAAGTATTTCATATCTCGAAGATTAAGTTTTCCATGTTGTTAATTTTGTCCGGCTCAGATACGAGCAAATCCTCTTCCGGAAATTTTTCTTGAAATTCTTTCCATAACAGATACTCCATTTCCATGTATTCTTCACGGCCTCTTCTTATGCTTTCAGGAGAGACCTCCACGATATGGAAGTTGGTCTGTATGTCGTAGGCATACCTGATACTTATTCCCGGTATTTTCGAGGCAATCGATTGAATCGTCTCGATGACAAAATCCTGTACATTCTTATTCATGTCTTTCTTCTTTTTTTTCGTCAGGCAATCCAAACCTCGATTTGAATCACCAGCCCGCCCAGTATGGTTGCCAGCAAGTCGGCATACGACCAAGCCCCCGGCTTCCTCCACTCGTCGACAGCCTCCTTGATACAGCCCGCTATGGCAGAGAACAGCACACAATATTCCGCCGTCGCACCTATCACGATGGAGAAGAAAGAGGAGATGACACCTCCTGCGATAAAATGCAGCAGCTTGTCGTGGGGAATATTTTCAATCCACTTTACCAATTTGTCATAAATTGTTTTCATCGTTTCCATATTCTAATCTGTTAAAAAAATCGTGTTTTATCTTTTCGTAAACTTGCTTCACATTGGCATAGGCTCTACCGTTGTTAACTTTGTCAGAATAGACCTCGCTCTCTACCACGTCAGCCACCCATTCACCCCATTTCGGGTTGGTGAACTCGGAGAGCTTCTTACCGTGATAGGTGAAATAGTTAAAGCCGTTTGCCCGCTCGTCTTGAACATTCCACACCCTTGCGTGTATTTTCTTTTTTGTCTGCTCCTTCTTGTCGATGTTGTTCTCCTCTCGGACATCTTTAATAATCCGGCATACCTGCTCGACAGACAAGTCAATAGCGTTGCTTATAACCACTTTCAAGCGCAACAAGGTTTCCTGCCTCAACCCTTCCGATATGTCGGACAACATGTTATTCTGGTCGTTCGTCTTTTCGATAAGCTCTTTCAGGGATTCGCCGTAATCCTCCATACTCTTGGTGATAATCGATTTGAACCACTTGAAGCAGGCCACCATCATCATGGCCGACAACACCAAGAAGAATGCGGCGGTCATCACCAAGAACCCCTGTTCGCTTATCCCTCTGGCTACCTCCGTAGCCTCGTTTATCCCTCCCATATCAATGTTTCTGTTTTTCGATTAACAATCTGGCTTCCTCTTTGCAGGATTCCGCATAGGCGTTATAAGCCTCGAACTCCTCTGCTTTCGTGTCCCTTTGCCGAAGTATCGCCAACTCCTCCGACAAGGTATATTTCCGACGGATCAATCCGTTTACCGTTTCTCCGTAGTCCATTGGTACGGGAGATGTTTCCGTGCCGTTATCCGTCGCTTCCGGTGCTTCCTCGTACTCATAGACTATCGCACCGTTCCGGTAATACATCACGGGTATTTTTCCGGGTATCTCTTCGGGTGATGGGATAGAATCTATTCGTATGAATCCTTCTATCAGGGTTTCGCCATAATAAATATTAGTGACTCTTTCGTCGCATATTTTAACTTGTATCATATCAATTGAATTTTTTATACCTCGGATACAGAAGTTTTCCATTTTCCAAATTCGGGTCAGGTATCTGAATATACCCGAAATCTCCTTTTATCACTCTCCCGACATATTCGTCCATATTTATATCTGCATATACATAAATATTATAGTACAAGCTGTTGAAAGTGAGTTTATAACTATAACCATAAATCGCATTGCCCATCAATGAATCGCTTGGGGAAACATTGACATAAGTATTCATGGTATATCCCGCTTCGTTTTTCTTGGCAAGAGTTCCGTTCTCTATGTTTGACATCTCTATCGTACAAATCTTTTTATGGCTGATAACATAAGCCGCACTTTTGAAATAGACGATAATGTTATATCCTGAACCTTCTATTTTCCCTACAAATGAAATATCGCCGTTGGAACTGTCGATTTTAAACAAATTACTGTACGACAGGAAATAATTGAATCCGTTGTATTCGCATTGTCCGAAATTCTGAATATCTGAAATAGAGGCTCCGGACAATTCTTTCAGATCGAATTCTTTTTCAGTGAGACCGGTTTCAAAATCTATCAGTCGTAGAACGCCATCATTTTTGTAAAAATAAACGAAGTCCTTATATTCGACGAAGTTGCAATTATAGTACGGTTCTGATAAAGTCCATATCTTAGTTCGTGTATCTAAATCCCAGCAGGTGATGGCACTACTGTTAGGTACAATGATTTTACCGTCTTTATAAACGAAGCAAGAGTTTCTAATATATTGATATGAATGTATATTTAACGGGATTTCATCATAAACGGTATCTTCTCCTGTCTGTTCATTCCAACAGGCAAGCCTGCTATCCTTGTTGCAATAAAAGAACAAACCGTTTTTAAAATAATACAGCTGGAAGGTTTTACTCGTATCTTCGAATAATTTCCCGTTTATCCCCTGCGCAGAAATAACATTGTCTTTTATTTCGACGTTTTCTCCACTAATCAATCTGTCTTGTTTCCCTGAAATTTTATCGTCTATGCTCTCCGCCGCTTGGTTCGCTTTATCGGCTGCCTCATTAGCCTTATTTGCAGCAGCCAAAGCAACAGCACCCGCATCGGTAGCCGGCTTTTGCAACTCCTTGATTTGTTCGGGTGTAAAATCCTCGTAGGTGAATGGATCTCCTTTATCTCCCTTATCCCCTTTATCTCCTTTTTCACCGGGCAGGGCAACCATTTCCTCCACCACGGCGGCATCGGTCACTACCACCTGCTCATGAACGATTATGCAATCACTATCTGCCATATCACTTGATGATTATATTGGTTTTGTAAACATCGCCATAGTCCCATTTGCCGTCATCGAAATCGGCATCCTCTATCCAGTAGTGCCTCTCGACCGTGAGCAAGCCATAGCGGAAAGTCCCGGAATTGAATATGCCGTACAGCACGCCGTCACGGAACACACAGTTTTTACGTGTCTTCCCGTCGTAGCTCACTTCGCAACAACAACCGGCCTCGTCCTTGTAGATGAACTTAAACTTCTTCGTCTCGGCATCGATGGGCTGCTTGTTTCTGTCCTCAAAGCCAATGGTAAACTTAATATCCTCCCACGAGTATTTCTCTTCGTACTTTTTGTCACTCATCGATCAATCTCCTATAATCTTAAATATGCTACGCTTGCTTATTGGCTTTTTGCAGATACAGCATTCTTCCGAATCATTAATATAGTACAATACTTCCTCTATATATTTCAATCCGATAGAATAAGTATCATCGGCTATCATTTGTCGTTCCTTTAATTCTGTATGCGAAGAATAAGCATCGTTGTTATTCATAGTTCCAAACCTCGTCGGCAAGCTATTACCGAATTTTACGACACGTGAATAGGCCAGATAGGCAACAGCCTTCTTCAACCCTCCGATAATGCGATCTTCTCCTTTCTTCGATTTATACAAACCTCCATTTAGTAATATTGTATCTTTACTCTGCATTATCTTCTGAAATAGAGTATCTCCTACTAGATAGCGAATGTCTATATCTATCGCCTCGTCTATCGCTTTATTGGCAATTTCCTTATCTGCATAGCAAGGCCTTGCCAATGTCGATATATCAGTTGGTGTTATTAGTGCTGCCATACAACATCGATTGTATTTTAAAAGTATCAGACGTGAGTTCTCCGAATGGTTGTTCATACCAATTCTTGAATATAGATAACAAGGCTCTCGATATTGCCCTCTGCTCTTTGGTTACCTTACCCGAATAGTAGGAATAAGCGTCAGCCAATATATCACCAGAGAAGCCGAGCTTTCCTTTTCTTATTGCCAAAAATGCTTCTTGGTTGAATGCTGAATAGATATTATCTATTATGCTATCCGCCGTTACGGTAAATTCCTTATCATAATTGTTGGTCGACAAACTTATAAATTCAGGAGATTGCTCGTCAGCTCCTATCTCTATCTCTACTATCTTGCAGGCATTAAAGTCTCCCTGCAAGTTTTTCAACACAGGAGAATATTCACTTTCGTAACTCTCATGTCCGTAAGATCTCCTTTCATCGTCAAAATAATTCTCTTGAATATCTGTTCCTTTCCTTGTAATCAATGCCCCGCTCGGCAAGAAGTTATTCCGGGCGTTGCGATAACGTACATTGGCAAGTCCTTCATCTGTACTCATATCCGTGATAACAGGGTCATACACCGGAAGAGGGTAAACCATGTTGCCATTCCTCGAATACCATAACACCTGCCCCTTATAATCATTTATCCCAACCTCTTCAATTTCGGTAATTGCAGAATTGGGATCGAAAACATGAATGAAACTAATGTTCGACTTGTTGACTTGAACTCGTTTTCCATTCCTAGTCTCATCACCCGTCCAGTTAGGGTGAATGGCTATTTCTGTCACTTTACCGTAATCGTTTGGCTCTTTAAGTCTCGTTGTAATGAAGGGGATATGATGAATGTTGCGAATCTTTCCTAATACGTCATAATTGGCATGTATTGCAAAACCTCCGAACTTTGCAAGATCATTTGCTAACAATCCCAACAAGTCATCTAGTGTATCTCCGCTTTTGTTGATTTTGTAATCTGAAATTATTTGAGAGTTGAATCCATTCCCTTCTATGAAATCTGCATAGCGAGACAAACAGCCGGAGGCGATAGACGACGATGCTACCACCTCGGCTAATTTATTGGGATACAAATTATCTTCACCATAGCTCTGTATATTCAGGCTACTCAGATAATTCGTGTTAATCCTCTTTTGAGGCTCCTTTACGGCTTTTAGATTCATAGAACTCGTCAGGGATTGCAGAAAACATGGTTCGCAAGCCGGGGTTATTGGTCAGATATTCTTTGGCTATATCATCGGTAAGGTTCTCATTCGTGTAAACACGTGGATCACCGAACACTTGAATCACAGCTCCGGGTTTTAATACAAATTTCGATTTCTCTTTCATCTTCTTGTTCCTTTTTAAATAAGTGAATGTTTCAATCAATGCATCTCTATGCTTGTCCTTGCAGTTACATTTCCGAACTTCTTTTTTCAAGGATTCTTTATAGAGTTTCTCGATCGTTCGATTATCCTCCTGCGATAGGGAGTTTATTCTCCCCATCAACTCGGAGGATAATTTCATCGCTTCTTCATAGGTCATACACTGGAAGAAGGATTAACCAACGAATTAATCATCGCCAGCGTCGCTTCATAACTGGTCTTGAACAAATAAACTTCTGCCACAGGGCTTTCAGTTTCAGTCATGGTAACCTGCCAGCCACCTTGTGTATCCGAGCTATACGGGTCACGAGTCGCTGCCGTTGCGAACATGCCTTGTTTGATACCGAAAACTTCAAAGGAACTGTCTCCCTTCGCACCTTGTGTGGCACTAAGATTCTTCCATGTGTTTTCGAGAATCACGACATACTTACCATTGAACAAGGGGTCTATCACTGTTTCAGCAATCTTGGGACCTTTGTTCAATATCGTAAATTGGACATTTTTAGTTACCGTATTGGAAATTGTTCCAACGGCCAGTTCAGAGGTTGATCCTGTATATGGCGTATTTCCTCTTTGAACGATTTCATAGGCCTTTTTCCCGTCTTTTAGAACAAGGTCGGAAATCGTATTCGCACCAGAAAAGGTGGTGGCCGTAAAATCGATGTCGTCCCAGTTAATAATTATTCCTTTGTGCTCATACCCCTTTGTAATAGGATCGTTACAGTTTGGAACTATTCCTGCCGAAATCAAACTAACACAGTCTGTTGCCATTTCATTTTCCTTTCTTAAAAAATTATTTAGCATGCTACTTGAACTAACTCATCTTCTGCGATTAAAGTACCGAGGTCTCCTGTCGAATAAATTTGAGTTTGTCGTTTTTCACGATTGAAAAAAATATCCAAATCTGAAATCAATTCTCCGGGAGCCCCCACAAGTAAATTCTTCGGCGAAGTGTAAACAGCTCGGTGAGGAATGTTCAACTTCGTCTTATCATTTTGATATTTTTGAATCATTCTATCCCAAATCGATACGGAATAAATAGGAACACCATTGTATTGCGCCATTTGAACACCATCGAAGATAACTTCCCACGGCATTATCGTGCTGTAAGTCTTCTTCACATCTTGCGTCAATGCGTCTGCCAATGATTTTGTCATAAAAATAGCTGCCCCATCAAGGGTAGAAATTCTTGGGTCTGCTTCCATCAACATGGAGTCTACTATGCCCGTTGCAACACCGGATTCTAATAATTTCGATTTTTGAAGGGCTGCCGTTGTTTGCGAATTTGCCGCAATTGCTGTTTTCTGAGATTCATTATCTGTAATTATTGCAAACAGTCGTTTCCAGAATCCATCGGCAACTGTAAACAAGTTGGTATTAACCCCGTCTGTTATCTGACCACTTCCTCCGGTTATATTCTTTGCGTCCTTGTCGCCGAACCAAATTAACCGCCACATCATATTTATCATGGCCTTTTCCAATGCCGGGCGATAGACAACATTCATATATTCGATAGAGGTCATGTCGCCCTTATCCGTGCCTGTTTTCAGCGTATATTCGGCTACTGTACCCATAATATCGTCATAACAGAGCTTTAAGGGTATTTCCCATTCTCCCAATTCCCACTCTTTTTCGTTCGCCTCAATGGAAGCAGATACATAAGTAGGATTACACCGGTTCGTCAGTTTCGTTCCGACATCTTCCATATCGCCTATGAACCCTAATTTCTTACCGTTTCTCGCACTAGTCATCAATGTAAATAGCGCTTCAAGGCTTTCGTCCTTGAACGTTGTCATCGGAATTAACTCCTGCAACGTTTTTATCGCCCCATTATCAGGGGTCAAATCTTCAAAAGTTCCCATAATAACCTAAAAAATCTCTTAATATTACCTATTTTCTTTTTCGCTTTTCAGCCTCATGAGCTTTCGCTTTCTCTTTCCTCTCCCTTAATTCCTTTTCAAGGACGTTTTCCTCTGCTACCGGCTCTTTCTTTCTAGCCGGATTTGGTTTAGGGGGCACATAATTGCTAGTCGTCACTCTGTCAAGCCATTGTTTGCCCCCTGCCGCTTTAACTTGGGCTAGAATAGCAGACTCCTCGTCGCTTTTTCCCTTCGCTCTTTCTGATTCCAGCTCCGCTGTAAGTCGAGCAATCTCTGCTTTAAGCGCTTCCACATCTTCGCCTCCATCAGGGACTGCTTCACGAATCTCGGTAATCACGCCGTCAGATACGATAATCGTTCTCCCATCGGGCATCAACCATTCCCCGTCAGGGCTGGCGGCATCACCTACCTCCGGCTCTCCTTCTTCTCGTTCTACTGTCAATACTTGCCCGTCCTCAGTTTGTAGCTCGATGTCTTTTGCACCTGACAAACCGAGTGCTTGCGCCAACACATTCAGCGCATCTTTCAGATTCTTTTTACTCATGTTTTTTTTATTTTTGTTTGTATTGGAAATAGCCGAAATCGGCTCGATTATTTCCGTTATGAATCCCAAATCCTTAGCTTCCTGCATGCTTATATAGCGTTCCTCTTTCATCAGAGTGGAGAGAACTTCCCTATCAGCCCCCGTGCGCTCTACATAGAAGTCAAGAATCTTATTATCCTCCGACCTCAAATCATTAGCTTTTGCTTCCAGTTCTTCCGCCGTGGCATTCTCTATATAAAAATCACAGAATCGGGTATTGTGAATCAGAAGCCTCTGGTTCTTATATCCTTTACGTACCGAACCTGCGAGCAGGACTATCGTTGCCATAGAGGCGCACACTCCGTCAACCACCGTTATTATTTTTTTGCCGGTCGCCCTCAATTTGTCAACGATAGCCCAGCCCTCGGCTACATCGCCGCCCGGACAATGAATGCGCACCTCTATCGAATCGTCATCTTCCGGTATCTGGCTTACAAAATCGTCTACATCGATGAAAGAAACTGCATTGTCCCCGAAAAACTGCAATAATGCTTTTTCCGACTCGTTCGCTATTTGAGAATATATTTTTAATACCATTATCCAATCATTGGTTTATTCCAAATTTACGAAGGAATAACCTATCAAACAGAATGATAAGAAGGGATTCAACTGCACGGATTTTGCAGCAAAAAAATGGCGCATATCCTCACGGACACACGCCACTCGAAACACAACACATATAATTAAACAACGGAATCGAACTTTTTCAAGATGTAATAGAATTTTCTCGGCCTTATCTGGTACTCATCGCTCAATTTCTCGGCGATATACGATACTTTTAACCCTTCTCCCTTCATCGCTAGGAAACGCTTGTACATTTCAAGGTACTTAACATCGTCCAGATTGACTCCGGCGCGCCTCATCGCCTCCAATATGGGACGGCTTATTTCTATACATTCGTGTACTTTCATGAATTAAACAATTAAATGGAACCTAAATTCTCTACCACTTTAACCTGTGAACCCACCTTGTTAATCTCCGTAACGGAAACAATCGGGTGGACATCTTGCATGCCTCGTGCAATGGCTCGTGCAATCATCTCCTCACCGAGAGCCTGACTGCTTTTTTCCCGAACTTGTATGGGCACACCTCCTCCGGCTACATTAATAGCAGACAGTAGCGGAGCGAACATGGATGTAGCTCTTGCTGTCATCACGCTCTCACCGTTAGACAACATAGCGGGTATGCTGTCGCTCGTTCCCGTTCCGGGACCTTCTACAAGACCACCATCGGCAAATTTGGCCGAGTTTATAATTCCTATCGCAGTTGTCATATTGGTGATTATCGTCGCGATTAAAGAAACTGCTTTTGCAATACCAAATGGACCTTTGGCAGCCTCCGCAACAGCCGAAGATATTGCTTTTCCTGTGTTAATAGCCACTTCCGCCAATGCTAATGTTTTCGATAAAATCATAAATGCCTTGTTGTCCTCTCCAAGCTGATCGAATAATCCCGATAGAGCTCCTGTAATTTGAGATGCCGCTTCGAACTTCGCTTGTTCTATTTCTATTTCCCTCTGGGCAAGTTCCTCTTTGGCATCCAAATATTCCTGCTGGGCTTCGAGTTGTCGAGCTTTAAACTCGGCATCGCTTTCCCCCTCTAACTGCTGTAAGGAATCAAGCCGTTTCTTGGCATTTTCAAGCTCGACTTGCAACTCATCTTCTCCGGCTATCTTTGCGGCTGCCAACCTGTTAGACAGTTCTAGTTCCAATGCCTCCATAGCTTTCTCTTGCTTTTTCCGCTCATACTCAGATGTCATTTCGTCGAGCTTCTTTTGATAACTGTCCTCAATCAGTTGTTTCTGCTCGGCAGTCAGTTTTGTATTGGATAGTTCTATCTCCTTTTCCTTTTTGAGCTGTTCAGCTTTCAAACTATATTCCTGAATTGTACCCTCTGTTGCCAATTGAAGCCTCTGCTCAATATAAGCAGCTTCTTGCTCTAACTTTTCCCGAATCGATTCCTCATTCAATTCAGCCAGTTCTGCTGTGCGCTTCTTCTCCAAGTTCTCAATCGTGGCACTCATTGCCGCTCTGGCTTGATCTGTCAGATTTTCTTCTGTTTCCATTCGCTTCTTCAAATCTGCTATCTGATCATCATAACTTGAATTTATGGCTGCTCTCTGTTTCTCCACACTATCGGCAATCAGTGCGTTTTCAGAATCACGGAGAGCACGCATAGCTGCAAGCTCTTTATCCGAACGCTCTTGCACTAATTGTAACCGTTGTTCCTCCTCTTGATTTAATTTAGTTTGAGCCTCTGAACGTTGTGAATATAACTCCCTTGTTTTTGTATTATATTCTTTTTGAACATTGTACAAATTAGCTTCTGCTTGTGCCAATTCATCATTCACTTCTTTACTATTTTTTGTTCGCTCAGCTTCTTTTTTAGCTATTTCTAATCTCTGTTTCGCTTGTTCCAACTCATTATCTGCCATAGCTTTTTCCTTATCTATGGCTTCATTCAAGAATTGTATGCGTTCTTCTGCTGAATATTTATCCTTCTGAGCAGATTTCGCCCTCAAATCAGAGGCCTCCATACTTAATTTCGCATTCTCTACAAGGTCGCTCCTTTCTTTATTAGCTAAATCTAATTTCTGCTTTTCAAGTTCTATATAATCCTTTGAATTTTGATTTATGCTATCTCCTACTCCAATAAAATCCAAAAAAGCACCCACCAAACCAGTAACAGCTTGTGCGGCAGAAAGAAAAACATCTACAATAGATTCCACAACCCTTGTTATTCCGTCCATTGCCATTTTCAACGGAGCCAATACCTGCTGCAACTTAACATATTGTTCTTCGTTGTTCTTTGCTGAATTTGCAAGTTTCAAGAATAATGCCGTAATGACACTTATAACAGCAATTACCGGGTGAGATTTAAGAAGATCAAAAGCCTTACTTACCCCTATAACACCATTCCTTACAGCCTGAATTCCTGCAACAAGCTGATTGTTCCCAAATACGCTTTTGATTGCATTTTCATAGTTACCTACATTCCGGTTGAATCGACCGGTTGCCTCTTCTGCTCCTTTAAGCTCTTTTGTAACAGCATTAATCTTGTCTTGTAATTCTTTCCCTTTCGCCGAATCCCGTTCCGCCTTACTTAGATTGTCATATTCGGCAGTCAGATTGGATAAAGCCGCACGCAGTTGAACAAGTGAACCTCTTAAATCCGATTCAACTTTAATATTATTTTGAATCTCTTTCCTAAGAGCTCGTATCTTTGTAGAATATTCGGTAACATGTTGTTTTGAAAGCTCCATTTCCCGATTATATTCTTCCCAAGAAACAGTCCCTTCCTTTAACCATTGGTTGTACTCTTTTTGCAAATTCTTTTCCCTTTCTATTTGGGTATTCAGCTCCATTATTTGTTTAATCGCTGCTTCTGTATTTGTTTCTACTTTAACATTGAGGATAATCTCTTTCTCTGCCATAACCTAAAACATTTATAGTATTCATAATAATTTAAGTAATTCACACTCTGAATAATCGCCTTGCGACTTTATAGAGATAATAGCAAAAAATGCCGCATATCGCTCTATATACACAGGTATCGTGTAATCGAGGTTTTTCAAATCTATCTCCGTAAGTCTGAATGTGTCCTTAATCACAAACGGCGACTTGATGAGGTCTTGATAATAAGATAGGCCGAAACGTGATACCCGGTTTTGAAATTTAAGGTCTGAAAAGTCCAAACGGGCATCCTCCTTGCCTTGACTATCAAAAGAGATTACAAGCTGCATAATCCTGTCTCCGCAATCTTCAAGCTCTACTGTTGTACCGTCTTCGCTCCATTTGAAATATGGAACAGCTCTCATGTCCCCATTGTCACCCCCGGCAGTATAAGGAAGTTTCACTAAGTCTTTTTCATAGTCGAGAGTCTTATTTTGCACAACCATATAGCCGTCTGCACTCTTGGCGTTCTCGTTCTCCTCGTAACGGAAATAGTTCTTCTGTGCAAAGTCCCCAAACGTGTACGAGGTCTCTTTGGCCGTCCACCCTGTCGGGACTAATTTCTTGCTCCAATCGACCGCCTTGTCTCTATTATCTATTATCTTGTTTACGGATATGAAAGAGACACCGGTATCGCTTTTTATGGCGAACAAGCCGAACAGCCAGCATATTTGCTTTATGAAATCGACAACCGATATATCCGGCAGGTTCGAGCCGATCGGGTAATATTGGTTATAAGATACAGACTGAACATCTTCGCTAAAAATTTTTATATAACTTTTTATAATACCTAATAACGCCCCATTGTTTATACGTATTCTAATTGTTATATTACTATATTCTGTAATATCAAAAGGTATAACTCCTTTATAAGCACACAATCCAATATCATTTGAGCTAATTTGTAAACTCTTAATATATTGTGCATTTGAATAAAAGGCTAATTCTACCACATTAAGAGTATTATGTTTATTTGTATAAATAAGGATGTCTAATTCCCAGTCAAGAGATGTTTCATATATTCTAACAACATCTCCGTATGTTTCTGTATTAGAAATATTTATACCATCAACTCTATTTATTTGGGTAAATTTTACATACTTAATATCACTATCAAGTGTACCTGTAATATTCGCTTCAAAAAAATTATACTTCGAGCTTGCTTTCTGTGAGATGAGGGGCAAGTACAACAGTTCTATATATTGTTTATAGCTTCCCCAATCCATTGTAAGACCGTAATATGAGGCTATTTCTTCCAACAGCCTCATGCAATTGACCGACGGGTGTATAAATATCTTGTCTCGGTTGGAATCAACATCTATACCCGCATTATGACGGATATAACCGTGTGACAGCTGACCGTTAACCAGTCCGTTGTCGTATGTCGTAGAGCTGTTCCACGGCAAAGCCATATCGGCAAACTCCTGTATGCTCTTATCATCGTTCATGAGCTGAATAAATTTCTCACTCATTCCCCAAGTTAAGGACACATCAAACCCATCTTCGCTACACGATATAAGAACGGCTTTTGCGTCAAATAGCTTTACCCCATTCCTGTAATACTCCGCATTGAAATAGTCCCTCATCATGTAGCTCTCATGACCGGCAACATCGGGAAAATCCAACAGCCGTATATTCTTATTCGTCCTCGGTAACTTTATCGTATAACTGTTCGAGGCTGTTATCTTGGAAATGTCCCCCAACAAATTGCTCTTGAAATTGAGTGTTATCTCACTGTCGCCCAAATCGACACTTTCACCTTTGATATATAGTTCCTCTTTCATATCTTTATTGTTAACTCTTCGGGTAATTCAATCTTGAAAACAAAATCTTGAAGTTCAGCACTCGTCCGCTCAAAATCCCCAGTCTGTACATTTACTCTGATAAACGCATTTGCTTTTATATCAAACATGTAGACCATCGGGGAATATAACACTTCTTCAACATAATCATATATATTTTTTTCAGCCAATGGGAGAGCGAGGGTTAATACCCGTTTCGCAGTTTTATTCCATTGATTCACTGTATCGTTCAATCGTAAATCGTAAATATTTTTTTTATTATATTCTTCTCCATCAACTTTAAGCATATCTCCTTTTTTCTTAAAAAGGAAATAGCTCTTGCCTCCCCAATGATTAAGCCACATAAGATATATCCCACTTATACAAGTATCTATATCTACCTCATACTTAACATTTGACGATTGATTTAATAAAACGAATGGATAATTATTATATGTATTAGTATTAAATGATTTAAGCATTGAAACTGTATAATTGCCATAATACACACCCGATGAATTAAGACTAATCAATGCTTTCCCAGGTTCTCGATGTCTGTATCTAATATCTGATTCATTAGAATATTTAACTGCTCCTCCTATCATTAAAGGAAAGTCCAAAGAAAAAGGGAAATTAACGAAACTCTTTACCTTTATACTACGACCTCTATCAAATATAGAATCATAAGGTCTCATCGCACCAAATATAATCGTATAATTATCTATACTATATACATCTGTACCATCATTTGTAATTACATTAAATGATAAACTCAACGTATTAACACATGTTTCTGATTTTCCGTCTGAAAATGGATTTAATCTTTCTAAATCAATAAATTCACGTAAAATATAACTTATGTCTCTTTTAGCCCCTGTAACCTCGTTGAACACCCATGTCTCCCTATATGATTTCCCCTCTTTATCTGCAATAGATATTTCAACTTTATTAATTTCAGTCATTGGCGCACCAATTTGAACTATGTTCGGAGAAAATACATAGCCAATATCATTCAGTTCAATCTGCGTAAATTCATTACTACCATTAAGAATCATAATCTTTCTAATATTTCAAGTTTATACTCTAAATAAATCTTATCTTCTACCCGTCTAAGAAACTCATCTATAAAGGGAGTGTAAATGTCTGCTCGTCCTCCTTCCCTATATAGCTTCGTACCCTTTGTGGCTATCGTATGGCTTATAGCTCCCGCTGCCATATTCAGGCTTCTTTCCTCGACCGTATATTTCGGTTGCCAGTTCTCAGACGGTTGGCGAATGTATGGAACTTGCCTTACCGATATTCCTTTGTCAATAATCCATTGCCTGATAATATCTACCATATTAGATGGAACACCCCCCGCAGCCCTACCTTTCTCAACCGTGGAAAATGCAGGTCGCCCTAGTAAATAGGCTTCGATTTCCTTTTCATTGCCTTCTATATAGACCTCGATACTATCGGCCGTCTGTCCCGTTACCGTTGTTCCGGTAGCTCTCAACTGTTCTACAATCTTGCCTTTGAGCCACTCCAATTCTTCTTGTAGAATTTCCCTTATACGCATTTTCCTATCGATTCTTTAAGATTCAAAGAAACTGATACGCCTGAACACTGTATCGCCATATCCCTGATTACATCATGGCAACTCCATGCGGTTATTGGTTCAAAATATCGGGTGTCGTTTACCCGAACAACAAATTCCTCGACGGCAGAACGCATTCGCTCTATAATAGCATTCGTATCTTCTCCTTCCGGATCTATTCCCTCATGGTCGAGAAAGAATAACAAAGGCTCTATATTCTTCTTCAACATTCCCGAAACTGTTATTTCTCCTCCTCCATTGATAGGCATTACATACAATACGGCAGGAAGTTGCTCCGGCTGTTGAAGCCACTGGTTCAAATGATATATATCTCCTATTGAGAAAGAGAAGCCCATAGCCTCTACGATCTCCCTTATCTTATCCTCCATCATTTTTTCTTGAAAATTAACTTTTGCAATCTCCTTTGATAAGCTACTACTTCGTTATCCATCTTCATACATTGATAGATAACTACCCACGGCACACATTGAAGAACATAATCATGATCTATTATTCCCATACGTTTTGCATAAGAATCGACAATACCGAATGTGCCAAAATTCAACGATGTTACTCCTGCGGCTATCTCCTCCGATGAATAACTCATTGTTTCACCGAGCGCCTCAAACATTTTGGAAACCCTCTTAACCTCATCTATAATCCAATTTCTATATCCAGCCGTGACAGATATATCAGCTTTCAAAACTTCCTCCTCGGTAATTCCCTCAACAATCTGCATGGGCTTTATAAATTCTTCCGAGGTCGTCTTTATTTCCATTAACTGCAACAATTCACCGTACATAATACCGTTTATGTCTGTTTTTAACGGCTTTCCTTTGAATGTAGAAACTCTTTTAGCTCCTTTTACACTTTCTACCGATTCTTCGGTTAAACATTCCATGATGGCTAAAAAATGAGCCGTCGTACATGTTTTTCTTTTTTCTCTTTTCATATATTTCCGAGTTTAAATATCTTCTTATGTTGTGGCGGTGTAAACAATCTATTGAGAGCTACATAGCGGATAGCATCTAGCGAGTGATTGAATAATTCGATAGGCTCATTTGTAGGTTCTCCATCATCTCCTTCTTTCCACTTATAATTTGCCAGCTCTTTCCTTATATTCGTACTTCGCCTTGTCACATGCCACTTATATCTTTTCAATACCGAAATACCTAGTCTTATACTATCATTCCCTTTCTTCGCTCCCTCTATCCTAAGCCCGAACCTCTTCAATTCCTCTATGCTCTTAGGTTCTGCACTATCGGCGATAATGGTAATGGACACCATTCCATTTTGTCGAACGACTCTCGAAATATCGGGATTGGTTACCTTTCCTTCAAATAGAATCTCATCAATCCATAAATCGCCACCAGATAAACGAACATCAACCAATGCCGTTGGATCGTTATATCCAAAGTCAAGTCCCAACCATCTACCCTTGTAATTATCAGGCATAGAATCGACAATATCATAATTGTCATAAACCATACCTCGGAGTCTTCCAGTCTTTCCCCTCGCATATACACGGTGAAGCTCCTTATCTTCAATCCCTTCTATCTTATCATGCTCCTCTTCGGAGAGAAAAGTATTGTGGCGATGATCAGTAATGAATAGCTTTGCTTCTGGCTTCCCTATTATCTTATCATGTACCCAGAAACGAGCTGTCGGGTTATAATCGATAAATATCTGCTTTCTTGTACGAATGGCAAGCTGCCAATATACAGGATAAGGTATACCATTAGCTTCATTGATAAACAAATAATCTCGCTTTCCACTCTTGGCATCCTGTTCATTCTGAAACGAAACAAATTCTATTATTGAGCCGGTAACGCACTTTACAATCCTGTCGCTCTCGTTGAATGAGAACTTATCAGAACAAAAATCGCTATTACCTATTATCGTCTTGACATCTCGATATGCGCCCTTTTTTAGGTTAGGTATGTCTTGGCCGACAACCGTTATAACTTTATTGACAAACGATAGGGCATAATATACTAGCAACTGCAATATCGTATAGGTTTTACCGGAAGATGTTCCGCCCTGATTGACGATGATACGTTCTTTACAATTTCTCATTTCATCAAAGAGCGGAAGGGCATTGAATATGTTAATCGTTAATGAAGTCCTCACTGTTAGCTATTGGTGGAGTATCCTCCCGCGTTACAACTTTAATATTAAATCCTGTAATACTATCATCAACAGATAATCGGTTGTCTTGCCTATTTTTCCATTTATCCGAGTTTAAGTTCGTCAAAGCAAATATAAGTGCGCCAGTATCCGGTGGGAAGTGCTTCGTCGTTTTACTTGACTTTACAAGCACTTCACCGCCATCTCGTAAAGTCCTATACTCGTTTTTAACCTCCTCAACCTCATAACCGGCCGCACGCTTCCATAGTGATTGTTCTAACTTTTTGAGTATAGTTTCACGAAACTCTTTTCTAGCCTTTTTTAAAGAGTCCGAAAAGTCCGGATAAGACTCTAACCATTCGTAAAATGTACTCTTACTTATACCCACCCTTTTACAGGCTAGGATATTAGAATCGCCCTCACGTATACAGGAAATGATGTCATCTTTGACATCGTTAAATTTACCTTTGCTCATATCCTAAAACAATAACCTAAAACTTATATAAATATACTAAAAATCAATCTGATTAGCAAGTAAATTCTTGCTTTATTTCAGAGCGAAGTAGCCCCTTCTCAGAGCTTTCTCCATCTTGCGGCTGTACTCCTCTTTCAATATTTCAATGTCCATATCAGGACAATTTTAACTGTTCAACGTTACTTTCAATCTTAACTATCTCTTCATCAGTCCTAACGTTTGATATAAGTCGGAGAGAGTAAAACGGAGTGGGAATAGGGTAACGTACCTCGTTAATCTCGTAGCCCCAATTAAAGTACACCGGGCTTGCAATCGTGTCGTGGCAAATAACCCGCCCTCTTGCCCCGTGAACCATTAAATTGAGGGCACACATTTTGCAGCTAATTCCGTCTATGTCCTCGCCGACGTAGTAGCCGCTTTTATTCTCTGTATATGCAGCTAGCAATGTCCGTCCCGAGCCGCACGCAGGGTCTCCTGTCTTTCCACTTATTCCCCCATTGATTTTCTCCATTATGGTACATAATCCTTCCGGTGTAAAGAACTGTCCCAGCATCGAAGATTTTCCTTTTGATTGATACATCTCCTCGTATATATTCCCGAACACATCTATCCAGCCGCTCGACTCGATTCCCTTGCTTACTATTTCAAGCCACAATATAGTGGCATTAAACATGTGTTCGTCTTCCTTCGCTTTATCTTCCAAGTGTTTGTCATATGTCCCGTTAACGATGTATTTCACATCGAACATATCGACGAGGTAATCAAGCCACATACCCAATCCTTGCTGCCCGTCATGTCCGTGTATCCTTACGGATTCCTCTATTTCTTCAATGATTCGTTTCATGATTACTCCTCCCACTCGATTTTAATAGTTGTGATGTAATCTTTTTCTATTTCTCCATCTTCAAGAGCTTCTTTTTCTGTTGGATAAACACAACAAACTGTATCCTCGAAATCTTTAAAGATATTCAACCACCCCTCTTTCTTCCGGGTGAACATCATGAGGTCGTATTTATTGTGATTGATTATATTCTCATTACAAATTCCGTCTAAGGTATAATCAATAACCTCCTCACATTCTGCATTTTTTGAATCAACTACAAGAGCAATAATGGGGCAATCTTCACCATGTCTATCAAAGGAAATAATCCTTGCCTTTCTTCCATCTCTTGTACATACTGGCTTACCAACTTTGGCTGCTTCAAGGTCAAACTTTTTTAAGTTGAGTTTTTCTTCTTCCATATCTTCTTTGTTTTGTTTGATTTCAATTCTTAATATACAGTTTTCATAATAACACATTCGTGTTTTATAGTCACGAATAGAATTAGGCTGTTTCTCGCCAGATAATGTTTGCATTAAATGGCCATTGCTCATATACGGCTCTCCTACCTTTTCAAGTTTCTTGAAGATTACAGATGTATTATCTTCTCTATGCCTCCAAACACAAGTAACTATTTTTACCCCATTATTATCACAACAAAGCCCTATTAAATCACACAATTTGCAACTGTGCTTTTGCGGTACATGCATACACTGATACCACTCACCGTTGTACTCAAATATTTCTCCTACTTTTCTTTCCATGATTATATTTCATTTTAAATCGAATATCTTGCTTGAATCCCTAATAGAATCAATAGACATCTTGGCACTCATTTGCTTCATAAATTCAGCAAAATTCATCGCCCGATCCCAACTAGACCATCTATGAGTAATCTCTACTAGTTCAAAAGCATTTAGTAATACCAATTTTTCGTTTTTCTTTTTCAGATCATTTACCGCATTTCTTACTCTGTGATAAAATTTGTCATTATATCTTTTTGCGTTATATGGTTCCGCACCTTCTCTTGGTTCAATACTACGATATTTAACCGAAAACGAAGGAAGTTTATCTTCGCACATTGCATTATATACATCACTCTCCACCGGGCCATATGGCACAGCATAGAAATTATCGAATATGTCTAAAAGGTCATCGCCTCCATCTTTCTTAGGAGCAGCAGCCAAAAACAGCAGCTTCATGGCTGTAAGTTTAGGAAACGGCTTGCCCTTAATCGTTTCATGATTATCCCGCCACTCCTCAAAAAGTTGTAGCATATAATCAAATGCCTCTATTTTATCTACTTCCATAATTTCACTTTACCAATTCAAAATCATAAACAAATACATAGGGGTTTCTCTCCCATGTGCCTTTACCGCTTACTTTATCAATTAGAATTTCGTAGGCATCTTGCGGCGTACAATAAGGTTGTATATCATTTGGAACATAGTATGCGTCCATAAAATGAGTATCTGCACTACCGCATTGCCCCTTTATTATTCCCTCTTTAAGACAATCTTCATCTGAAATATCTTGTAACCGTTCAACACGTACATTGGTTATGCAGATTTGGTGTGGCATTAGCTCCGGCTTCACATACATTTTATTTGTCCAGCCTGCACCGTTTGGGAATAAATTAGGATTGCACTCATCATTGTAAAAGGAATTGTAGCTTTGAGCGACGGCTACGATTTCACCTACTTTATACGGGAGTCGGAATATGCTACCACCTTCCAGCTTTGCTCCATAACCACAGAACTCACAATAAACACTACCATCTTCGTTGACAACCAAACTCATGGGTTTGTCCTTCCAATATACTGATTTATACCAACGATGTACCGTAGAACAGTCCTCCGGTTGTGGATTCATTATCCGCCTTGTCTGAGTCTTTCTGCCTTCAAGTACGGCTTGTGTGAGTCTGTATTTATCATTGAACATTATTTTCTTCATATTTCAATCGCCATTAATTAAATCCAAATTATAAATACATAATCGCTATTAACTGTACGATTTATATCATTAGTCTCATAAAGCGAAGCTACTTTAATAAGTTTTGACTTATCTTCCACTTTTTCAAGTTCGTCAATCAATTCTTGTACTGTCATATTCTTTTCTTTTTAAGTCTTTCAACCTCTATTCCTCCTTTAATCATCTAACTATCTTTTTTTATATACATAAATTTAATATCAGACTTTTCTCTCATTTTTTTTATTTCTTCGATAATAACTTTTCTAATAAACCAGTATCCACCTGTAAGAAAATAATTTAAACCGCTTACTATTTCTGACTCGTATCTCGTTCCTTTATAGATAACTCTATAATATCCACTCCATCCACCATCATGATATTCAAAATTTTGTAAAATATCATTCCTTAATCTTTTCAATAATTTAATCTTCATATCTTATTCCTCCTTTATAATTTCTTTCATGAAACAAATCCAGTGTGTATTAGATCGTTTGCCGGATATATGCCCGAATATTGGTTTTTCAGGTGTGAGTTTGAGAACTTCCGACACTTTGATGTCGGTCTCGTTCCATTTGAAAATCAAAAATCCTCCGGGTTTCAGGACTCTAAAACATTCTTTAAATCCCTTTGCCAGCATATCACGCCAATCTGAATACAGAGCTCCATATTTAATTTGTTGGTAGCCTGTTGGCGATGCTTTTTCGTTCAAACTTCCGTACATATCTGCCATCTTTGACTTTCCAGCATTCCTTAATAAGTGAGGCGGATCGAAAACTACCATCGAAAAAGATTTATCCTCATAGGGCATATTTGTAAAGTCGGCTTGTATGTCGGGATTTACTTCAAATGATCTACCATCGCATAAATGAGTAGATACCTTTCGAATATCTTGAAAAAGAACTCTTTCGTCATGTTTGTCGAAGTAGAACATCTTTCCCCCACAACAGGCATCTAATATCGTTTTTCTCATTGCTATTCCTCCTGTTTATTTGGCAACAAGTCTTCTACATATGCCCAACGTATCCAACCTTCCATAAAGAAAGAATCATCATAGTGGTCTCTTATTGCAACCTTTATAAGAGGTATTCCTTGTTCTTTATACTCCAATAGAATTGATTTAAAACATTCGGGAATTTCCTTCTTATCTATGTAATGCCACACTGAATCGATACGCCATTTCGTACCACGCTTGAAACCATCTATATATGCAGGCTGCAATTCGGGATTATAGTAATAATCCTCGAATAGGGCACAGTCTAATGCTGCATCTTCAATATCTTCTATTTTCATTACCTATCAATTTTTCTCATTAACTTCAACTAGATGACTGTCTATTTCCTCTATAACCTCAATAGCCGCTTGTAAGAATGCTTTATTAGTTGTACGGATATATCCTGATCCGAACTTACCTATCTTGTATTTGTCTGCCGTAAAAACGATATATTGCTTTGCAAACAGAATGTTGATACAGCATTTTAATCGTTCAATCATTGCTCTCCTCCTTTCATAAGTTCTATTTCTCCCATATCTGTATGATTTTATAATTTATTGAAATAAACTGACTTGTATTCTTTTCAAGACCTTTTCATTTGCGTCGTTATAGAACTGTTTGTTGACCTCGAAGCCATATGCCTTTCTTCCCAATGAGGCCGCCGCATACAGGGTTGTGCCGCTTCCTGCGCACGGGTCGATGACAACATCGCCCTTGTCCGTGAATATCTCTATCAACCGTTTGAGAAGCGGGACAGGTTTCTGGCAAGGGTGGCATTTGGGCGTGGTGTTGTCCCTCACCCAATCGAAGCAGTTGAAAATCATTCTCCCGTTGTTGTTGAATTTGGGCAACTTGTCCCGATAAAGGATAAGACCGTATTCGCAGTTGCCGACGACCTTCATGTTTGCTTTCAACACTTGCGCAGAGAAGTCCTTGCGGAAAACCAGCGGTATGTAGTGATTTAACCCGTATTTGCGTCCTAACTCTATGAATTTGAACTGTTGTTCGTATTCGCAGAACAGTATCATGCAGGGGGATTTGCCGGCTTCTTTCGGTTCCTTGACGAGCATTTTGGAACAGAAGTGCATGAACTCGGCCGGACGAAACTCGCTGTCGGACGAGAAGAATTGTTTGCCTGCCAATGCGCTCTCGCCGTTCTTGTTGTCTCCGTCAATATACCATGCGGGGTTGCTGGCGTAGGCGTTATTCGCCAAATTATACGGCACATCTGCTATAATCAGCTGCGCTTTTGGCAGACCATATACCTTATAATTCTGGAATGAGTCGTTGTAAAGCTCTATATCTTTCATTTAAAATATACTCCTATTCTTATTGAAAATATTTACTGCATAAAAATCCTTTCCGGGGCTCATAATCTTTAAAATCACAGGTGAAATATATCTCCCTTCTCATCGCCCAACGTGACATATCTTTTTGCCATTGGGGGATAATTTGATGGTTGTTATTAAAATCCCTATATGGTTGTGCTACGATACGAACTCTTTTGTTTTCCCGGAAGTGCGATACCCTACTATATGATTCTTCGATGTCTGAATTGATCATGGTATACATTAAATAGCATGCAGGTGTATCTCTATACTTGTCTATCATCTGCATAGCCCGCTCGCAATCTGCTATCTGTTTAGGTGTATCACAACCGAATCGTATTTTATTCAGCCATTTGACACGAGATAATATTTTTGCGATTTCTTCAACGTCCATATAAGGCCTTACTTGCCCCTCTTTAACAGGGACTACACACCACCGGCATTTATTTGGGCAGCCTCTTGTTAGAAACCCGTAGGCGGTATGGCCGTCGACTTGTGGATATATCGAGTAATCGGGTTGTACCCGGTCGACATCTTCGGATAGTATCTTATGAAGGTCATAGCCTGTGCCCCCCTTTTCAACTTCCCGGCTATTGATGTAATAACCGTAATCCGGGGTAAATGTGAATATCTTGGAAAGATATACTTTGTCGTATTCGAATAAAGGGTTATACCATTCGACCGTATCTCCTTTACTCTTGTGATACCGGCTTATCTTGCCCAATGCGATATTGGGAAATCCTGTATGATCTACATCTAACAACCCTATCCTCATAAGTCACTGAGATTAAAAGTTTTTATTTCCTCCTCGGTGAACCAATATTTGACTTTGAGAGGCCTTATGCTGTAAAGCATTTCGTCGTAGCTATTCCTATTGTATATCTCGTCTAATCGGCTATATAGTTGCTTAGCTCTGTCTATGTCTTCATAGATAACTCGCTGAACTTCTTCATGGGAACAGTTGATAATATGCTTCGAGAAAACATATACTCGTTCATTCCTTATGTCAAGATAAATAAATATTACAAGCGTAATAAAAAGAATGGCTAATCCCGCTATCAATGTTATTTCCATGTCATTTCTCCTTTCTTAATTTTACTTCAAATCATTCATTTCATATCCCATGTTAAACAGCCATTTGAGCTCTTCCCATTCCTCGAAGGTGAGGCTGGTGGTTCTGCTTCGTTCCCATTCCCGTTCCTTTTCCTCCTGCCTTTTCTTGTCCTCATAGAACCGCAATAGTTTCTCTCTGTCGGCTCTGAACTCTCGAAGAGACCTTGTTATCACCATAGGGTCGAAAACTCCGTAGAACGTCCCGTAAAGCCCTTGCTTGAACCGCTGAAAGAATACCATGAACTCGGTGAGCTTGAAATCGCCATAGCCGGAGATGATGATACGGGCTATCTCCTCATACTCCTTTTCCGTCATTCCGTCCTTGCGGACTCCCGAAAATTCGGCGAGGTCGAGAAGCTGTATTTCCAGCCACGACTCGGCGATGTGACTGCCGAATGTCCTCGATACACGGGCTATGCTCGGAGCCTTGCCGATAAAGCAGCGTTCGAGGCTCTGGCAATAGCGGCTTTGATTGTCTGGGCTAAAAAGGCAGAGCAGATTCTCCCCCGTCTTGTAGGTTGCCAGTATCTCCCGCTGCCAGCTTGGTGGCGATGGCTTCTGCAAACTCTGCATATCGCTCCTGTTTGGTCTTGGAATTAGGTTTTTGATGGATTCCGGATTGCTCATCTCGTGCTCGTTTTAGTTCGATTCTTAACCAGCGGGCAAAGTGTTGTTGTGCATCGCTGACGCTTTTTCTTGAAATACCCTCGTTTTGAAGTTTACGGATATATGCCTCGATATATAACCTCGATTCGTTCTCGTCAATGTGGTTGTTCATCGATAGCGTTTCTATCCACGTTTGATTTGAGAGTAGTTCTTCACGCAGTTCTGTCAGTGGCTTGTCAACGTCTTTGCCAAAATCTTCTTCTTTTTCTTTGCTTCTCGATAGAGAAGTTTCTTTTAAATCATTATCATTTTCATTATCATTATCATTATCATTTAAGCCCCCACTGGCTCGTTTGGCTCCCACTGGGTTATTTGGGGTCGAGTGGATCGTTTGGCTCCCACTGGACTTTGATTTAACCGTTTCAGAGTTTTTGTCATTACCTCCTTTACGCCCGTTGTTCCGGTTTCTCTCGACAATGCCCTGATATTTGAGTTCATCTATCTCGAATTGATTCTTGAAAAACTCAAATGCCATTTCAATGTCCTCCTCTACCGTAACCTCCTCGCCAAGTTGATATTTGAATATTGCTCGAAACAGCCTGCCCAGTTGTTTGTCCGATAATCTCGATATGGGTTTGTAAAATGATTTATAAATCAAAAAGCTGTCTTTCATTTATTCTCAATATTGATAGTGAATGCCCACCCGTTCAGGGTCTTGTGCTTGTCAATCTCACCGGCTTCGTTGCGATACTTTATCATCTCGTCATAGACGAATTTCAACACCTTAACCTTAAACGACGGGTTAATCCACATTGCAAAATCGATGAACAGTAAGGGTGACATCCAAACAGCCCCTGCCTCTTTGCTCCCGTCTTTGTTAGTTCTCGATTTATTTATTATAAGTATTTGATTTATAGGTTTTTCGGAATTCCGAATTTGATCGTCGTCATTTATAAGAGCTTTTATAAACTCTTTTGTCTTACTGTTTTCGAGATAGTGGTTAACATTTTTCTTATGGTTGTTGCCTTCGTTCCACTGTTTCAACAATTCGGATGCACAGAAAAATCCGTCTTTGGTACGTTGGGTCACATCTATGTTACCCATTCGCCTTTTCATCAGTTGGTTCGTTTTCATAGCGTATTTTCTTTGTTTATTTTAGATTCAACGACTTTGTATTTAATGGGCAATCCGGAGCAGGTGATAGCGAGCAGGGCAGAGTCCCTTTCTTCTTGGTTGCTGCGGGGTCTGTTAAACTCTATCCCGCTCATCTGGCACAACCGCTTCAATTCTTCATGGGTGATCTTGCCGTCTTTCCCTTGCCAGCACTTGCGCAATGGGGATTGCTCCATGACTTGTATTCCGTAATGACTCAGCATTTCGACTATCTTGCGACCGGTCTCTTGGTTGCGACCTACATGCTCGCCTTTCTTGGCTGCGCTCGCCCGTGTGTCCTTCGGTGACAAATGCCAGTTGGATTTGTTTTTCCAACCTGCCTCGACATATACCGCCACTCGTTCATCGTTTTTCTTGCAGTGCTCATGAAGTTTTTTTATGCCCTCTACCAACAAGGGGAATGGGCAAACACTCATCTCCATTTTCATTTTCCTTGTGTCCAATACGGAGTAGCCGCTGCGCTCAACGTCGGGGTCTATCCCTATCAATACATCGTATTTGTGTTCTCTGTTGTATGTGGCCTGTTCTTCCATTATATTGTATCTTTCTCTTTTTGTTCGGCAGGCGGGACTCGAACCCGCAACTGTATATTCGCTCCTTATACTCGACTTATACCGCTCTCCCGTTTGAACCACTGCCGATACCACCTAAAACACTTATGGCTAATTTCTCCCCGCAGTTCCTTTCTCCGTATGGTGATCGACCACGTACCCGGATCGGCTTGCGGGGAATGTCTCACATTATTCTCCTATATCAGGTCTATGATTTTGGTTTTCACAATTCCGTCCAACCTCATGTCTTTAAGGCCTTGTCTCATGTGTTCTTGCATGAGGCGGTTGGCTTCGGTGATGTCTTTGGCGCAAACGAGGTTGTAGTACTTCGTTTCCTTTTCATTGCCGTTGTCATCGATGAATATGTCTATCAACGTGGCTTTGTAGAAGGGCTTGCCTTCTTCCTTTTCGTTGACTATCTCGATGACTTTCGAGCGGGTGATAGAGAATACATCGCAATCTCCGTTGTACTGCTCTAATCCTTTTGCCTCGGCCTCGGCGAACAGTTCTACATCGGTGATGAAGTGTTCGACGACTTCTTTCTTCTCTCCTTTGCCGTTCTCTTTATCGACTTTCAGTTTAATTTCGTAAAACATAATGATTCGTATTTAATCTATATTAATTTTAGCATAATGATTCCGATACTATCGCTGTCGTCGCTTTTAACGAGCAAAGATTTATTGCCTTCCGAAAGCTGCATATATGCGTCATCAAAATTGAATAGAGCTTTTCCAATCTTGGAGAGGAACGAAGGATCTATCCGTAACTTTGTGATTCCTTCTGTGCTCTCTTTTAGATGTTCTGAAATTACATTCTCCATTTCAGGGTATTTATAGACTTCGGAGAATGGGTATATAACTTTTTGATTGTCACACAATATACATTCAAACCCCATGTCCGTAACTTGTACCATATCGTAAGAGAGGATAGACTTGTAGGCTTTTGAGCCTATAAACTTACCATCGAGCTTTTCTATTTCTTCATCGGTTAAAAACTTCTTTGAACTTCTCGTCGAGGGCATTCAATATTCTCATTCGCTCAGCCGCTCTACCTTGATTATCAGTAGTGTAAATTCTCATTAACAATTGCTCTCGTGAGCCACAAAAACAGCCACATGTATAAAATGGAGCAACATTGGGATAGTTGTGTTTATACCAGATATGAGTAGTACCTTGTACTGACACATAGGTATCTTTTACCGTAAATTGAAGTTCTTCCGCTTCGTAATCGGGCATGTTGGGGTTCCCTGCCACATAACGGCGGACAATACAGTCGCTGTCCTTTGCCAGTTCTGTGAGTACATCGGCGGGAATGTTGGG